TGCTGACCAGACTAAAGCTGATATTGATGCACTAAACATTGATGCAGATACTTTAGATGGTAAGCAACTAGCTACTATTGAATCTGAGTATCAGTCATATGCAAATACGGCTGCAGCTAACGTAGTTGACTCAGCACCTGCTGCACTTAACACACTTAACGAATTAGCTGCAGCATTAGGTGACGATGCTAACTTTGCTACAACTACAGCAACTAGCTTAGGAGAAAAACTACCTAAGTCTGGTGGTCAAATGACTGGTAACATTACTATGTCAGGATCACAAACTGTAGACGGTAGAGACTTATCTGTAGATGGTGCAAAGCTGGATGGCATAGAAAGCGGTGCTACTGCTGACCAAAGCGCTGCAGAAATAAGAGCATTAGTGGAAAGTGCATCTGATAGTAATGTATTTACTAATGCAGATCATAGTAAACTAAATGGAATTGAAGCCTCTGCTAATGTTACAGATAGTGCTAATGTAGGTTCATCTCTTACAGGTTTTCCTACTAATACAGATGCAGTATCTAGTGATTTAATTCCAGTGTATGACGTTAGTGCAAGCAGATGGGAAAAGCAGACTATAGCTAATGCAGCTTTGGTTGGACCTACAGGCCCGACTGGTCCTACGGGTGCTACTGGACCTACAGGCCCACAAGGTTCTACGGGTCCAACAGGCCCAACAGGTTCAGATGGTGATGATGGAGCTACTGGACCTACGGGTCCAACGGGTCCAACGGGGCCAGCGGGTAATAACGGTGGTACTGGCCCAACTGGCCCGACAGGACCACAAGGAAACTCTGTCACTGGACCTACAGGTCCAACTGGGCCAACAGGACCACAAGGAAACTCTGTCACTGGACCTACGGGGCCACAAGGGCCAACAGGTAATACAGGCCCAACTGGACCAACTGGAAGCACTGGCCCAACGGGAAGCACTGGCCCGACGGGTCCAACAGTTGGGACTTACGCAGGAGCATTCGAGATGGCAGATGGATATCGAATTCAGTATGTATCTGATAGCTCAATAGCGAATGCTCAATCAAATAACCAGTATCTCTATATGAGCTATTATAACTCAGATAGTCCAGCGGGATCAATATATACAGGCAATGGTGTTTCTTCAAATGCAAATTTTAGCGTGGGTGATGTAATTACAGTACATACATATCAGTTTAATAGTCCAGCTTCTACGGGTTCTATAAATTTGAGGTGTGCTGTAAATGGGGTGGCCGCTGGTTTATTAGTAACTCAAACGCTAACTTCTACAGGTTCTCAGAGTTTTAATTATTCTCCAGTAAAGTATGTTACAGTCACCCAAGCAATGATCAACGCAAGAAGTGGAGGCACCGACTACTTTATGTTTTACCACGATGGATCTCCCTTTGGACAATACGCTTATCAATCTATTTATTTTAGAATTTATAAAGACAGTATTATTTAGACAGGCTGGAGCTTTTTTGTAGGATAAAATCATGTCGGAAATTACACAAGAAACAAGAGATTGGCAGCTACAACTTTTAGCGGGAATAACTGCCCGTGAAAAGCGCAATGCACTGTTGCTAAAAACTGATGTTTGGGGTCTTGCAGATTACCCTGCAACGGCTGAACAGTTAGCCTATAGACAGGCGCTGCGTGACCTTCCAAGCCATTCTGATTGGCCCGCTGTGGCTGATAGCGATTGGCCTACTAAGCCAGAGTAAATTTAAGGTAATTATAAAACATGTTTGGTTTTACACCACTAGCAACTACTACTCTAGCATCATCTGTATCAGGTGTTTCTGCAGAAGTACCTGTTACAGGTATAGTTGCAACGGGTGCAGTCTCTACTGTTGTAGAACATGTTACTGAGCGCCTTGCTAGTGTATCTGCTACAGGTGCGGTAGGCACACCTTCTATAAACCCTGACGAAGTTACAAACTCTGTAAGTGCTACAACAGCCGTAGGCACAGTAACTGTAAATATTTCTGAATTACTTGCTAGTGTAGCAGCCACAGGTACAGTAGTAACTGTAGGGTTTGATGCTAAAGGTAATCATACACTAGCATCAGTAAGTGCTACAGGGTCTATTGAACCTGTTTCTGTCGGTGGTTTTGAAGTTGACGTATCTGAAAACTTACTATCTGTTTCAGCTACAGGTGCAGTAGGTAGCTTAACACTTAATGTATCTGAGTTATTAAATAGCGTAACTGCTACAGGTACAATAACAAATGTAATACCTTCTGGTGATGCTAATCAAACACTTGTAGGTGTATCAGCATCTGGCGCAGTTGAAGCTGTTAGTTTTGATGGCTTTGAGATTGATGTATCTGAAAAAGTATTATCTGTTTTAGCTACAGGTACAGTAGCAAGTGTAAAAGCAAATATAACAGAGATACTTAATAGTGTAGCTGCTAATACAAATGTAGGAAGCGTAGTTGCTACAGGCGTTACCTCCCAGTTTGATATAAACGCATTTGATAAAGATAGAGTTATTTATGCGGTAGCAGTACCAAGAGAAAACGTAGTACATATTAGACCAGATAATAGAACCATTGTGATTAATGAAATAAGTAGGATTAATCAAACAATTAGAGTTGCAGCCTAAAGGATAACAAATGTCATATAAGTGGCCTGATAAAGATAAAGATGAATTGCTTGACTACAGCATTGATTGGTCACGCTTTTTAGGTACAGATACTATTTCTGCTGTTACTTGGTTTATAGATGCTGCAGATGGTACTAAAACACAAGTTAGTGATACTGATATTGTTGATGGATTACAGTTTGTACAGGGTACATATACTAATACTGTTGCTACAATTAGATTAAGTTTAGGCACTAATAATAAACGTTATAAGATTACGTGTAAAATAACTACAGTAGGCGCACTACAGTATGAGCGTTCTGTGTTGTTGCGCGTGAGGGAGAAGTAATATGGCATACGATTATCTTGGGTTAGTTAATGACGTAAATCGTAGGCTTAATGAAGTAGAATTAACCTCTGCTAACTTTGCTACTACTACAGGTTTTTATAGTTTTGCTAAAGATGCAGTAAACTCTTCTATTCGTCACATTCAACAAGAAGAGTACGAGTGGCCTTGGAATCATGTAGAGCAAGAAGAAGTTCTACTTGCTGGTGAAACTCGCTATAGCTATCCTTATGATGCAAAAACAATTAACATGAATAGTTTTAGAATTAAACGTGATGATAACCTAGCAACGAATACTATTAAACTTAAAGTACTTAGTTATGAAGAATACCTTGACAAACATGTAGATACTGAGTATAACTCTAGTAATACAGGAACTCCACGTTATATAGTACGTGCCCCTAGTCGAGAGTTATTAGTAGTACCTAGTCCTGATAAAGCATATGAATTAATATATGAGTACTACACTACAGGATTTGACTTAGAACTTTTTTCTGACGTACCAAATCTTCCTGAACAGTATCGTTACGTTATTGTAGATGGTGCAATGTATTACGCATATCAATTTAGAGGCGATATGCAAGCAGCACAACTGTCTATGCAAAAATTTACACAGGGTATTAAACATTTACGTAGTATAAATATAAATCGTACAGAGTATGTGCGTGACTTGCGAGTACACTTTTAATGGCAACACAATGGCAGACATTTCCTATTGAGTTTAGAGGTGGTCTTATCTCTAATCTTACTGCATTACAGCAAGGTACTAATGCTGTAGGCTCTGCTACGTTACTACAAAACTTTGAAGTAAATAAAGAGGGTGGCTATTCTAAGATACGTGGATACTCAAAGTACAGCGCACAACAAGTTACGGGTAGTGGTCCTATACTTGCATTAAAAGTAATTAGTTCAGGTCGGATTGTTGCAGCACGTAAAAATGGAAGTAATTACACTCAGTATTATTACAGTACAGGTGGCGCATGGACTAGCATGGCTACTAGCGCAGCTACAAATGGTGGTAAAGCTAAGAGTGTTTTATTTAATTTGGATGGTGACGATAAAGTTATATTTGTAGATGGTACTAATTATCCTGCAATATATAATACATCTGGTAACAGTACTACCTTTATGACTTCTTCAAATAGTACGGATGTTTTAGGTGCACAGCATGTGGCTATATTTAAAAATACAGCTTTTTATGCAAAAGGCAATACAATATTTTTTACTGCTCCTTTTACCGTAGATGATTTTAGTGTAGCAAATGGCGCAGGTTCCATTAACGTAGCTAATGATATTACAGGACTAGCAGTATTTCGTGAACAACTTATTATATTTACTACTGATACAATTAAAAGACTTACTGGGAGTAGTTCCGCAGACTTTCAAGTATCACCTATTACAGATCGTATTGGTTGTATCAACGGTGATACTATTCAGGAGGTTGGCGGTGATATTATGTATCTATCCCCTGATGGTATAAGATTACTAAGCGCTACAGATCGTATTGGTGATTTTGGTTTAGACATTGCTTCTGATACTATTGTAAAAGATGCTACTACATTTTTAAGCCAGACTCCTGAGTTTTGTTCAGTTGTGTTAAAAGAAAAAGCTCAGTATCGTATTTTTGCATATGTACTATCAGAACAAACAGAAGCTGCAAAAGGATTAATAGCAACAAAGTTTGTATCACAGGGTGCTGGCGGTTTAGCGTGGTCTACTACAAAAGGTATAAAAGCATTTATTGCAGACAGTAGATATACAGGAACATCTGAAACTTTAGCGTTTGCTAATGAAGATGGTTATGTGTATGTAATGGAAACAGGCTCTAATTTTGATGGGGGCAATATAGAGGCTATCTATGAATCTCCATTTATGCCTATCTCAGATCCTCAGATTCGTAAAACATTTTACAAAATGACACTTTACGCAGAGCCATCTGCAAGTATGACACTAGACTTAAACATTAAGTATGATTTTGCTTCTGCTACAAATACAAAAGTTGTTCAACCTTCTACACAACAAATATCAAGTACAGGTAGTCAAGTGTTTTTATTTGGAGCTTCGTCTTCTGTGTTTAATAGCTCTACATATGGTGGAGAGTTAGATAAAGTTTATAATACAAATTTAATTGGGTCTGGTAAAACTGTAGCAATACGATTAGAAGATTTATCTACCAACCCTACTTTTACTTTAGATACTGCGCTGTTGGAATACAGCCAAGAAGATAGACAATAAGGAAACACTATGGCAGGTTATACTAGACAAGATACCGCAAACAACATTGCTAATGGTAATGTTATTGACGCTGACGATTTTGATGCAGAGTACAACGCTATTGAATCAGGGTTTAATGCTTCTACAGGCCATAAGCACGATGGTACTGCAGGTGAAGGTGCACCTATTACAAAGGTAGGACCAAGCCAAGATCTTATTGTATCAGGATCGCAAGTGCTGCCTAAGACTGCAAACACGTTAGATCTGGGATCTAATAGTACTAGATTTAAAAATGCATATATAGATGGTACTACAGTATCAGATGCACTAACTGTTACAGACAACGCTACTGTAGGTGGTACACTAGGTGTGACAGGAGCAACAACGTTATCTAGCACAGCAGCTATTACAGGTAACACTACAGTAGGTGGTACATTAGGGGTTACGGGTGCATCTACATTAGCTAGTGCTGCAGTTACCAATAACGCCACAGTAGGCGGTACTCTTGGTGTTACTGGTAATAGTACTATTGGTGGCACTCTTGGTGTGACAGGACAGATTACAGGCAATATTACAGGTGCCGTAACAGGTAATGCATCTACTGCAACTGCATTACAAACTGCAAGAAGCATTACTATTGATGGTGATGTAGATGCTAGTGCTACAGATTTTGATGGCACAGGTAACATTACCCTTACAACAACTTTGGATACAGTAAACTCTAATGTAGGCTCGTTTGGTAGCTCTACAGCTATACCTGTTGTTACTGTAAATGGTAAAGGTTTAGTTACTGCTGTAAGCACTGCTTCTATTACTACCGCACTAACTGTAGGTGCTGATAGTGGTTCTGACGATAGTGTGGCTTTAGCTACAGACACTTTAAACTTTGCTGGTACTGCTAATGAAATTGAGACTGCAGTAAGCAACAACCAGATTCAAATTGGTTTACCTAGTGCAGTTACCGTAGGTAGCCTTAATACATCAGGTAATGTTATTGTTGGAGGAAACTTAACTGTATCAGGCACAACTACTACAGTAAACACTGAGACTATTAACTTAGCTGATAATCAGATATTATTAAATTCTAATGAGACAGGAACCCCCTCACAAAATGGTGGTATTGAAATTGAACGTGGTACATCTGATAACAAAACTCTTGTATGGAATGAGACAAGTGATAAGTGGACTATAGGTAGTGAAACGTTTGTAGCAAGTACGTTTGAAGGCGCATTAAGTGGCAATGCATCTACTGCTACAGCATTAGCTACATCACGTACTATCAGTCTTACAGGCGATGTTTCAGGTAGTGCTTCTTTTAATGGTACAGCTAATGCTACTATTACTGCAACTGTAGCGGATGACAGTCATAACCATGTTATATCAAATGTTGATGGGTTACAGACTGCGTTAGACGGTAAGGCTGCTCTTGCTGGTAGTTCCTCACAATCATTTCAAGCATCTACTATTGATTTAGGTGACTGGACAATTACTCAATCTGGTTCTGATTTAAAGTTTGCTTATCAAGGCACAGACAGACTTAAACTAACAAGTGCAGGTGCGCTTACTGTAGAGAACGATGTAACAGCATTTGGTAGCGCGTAATGACAATAACCGCAATAGATAACTTTGGTCACGCTTCTGGCTCAATATCTATGAGTGAGTTGCGCGACTACTATGGACAGTCTGGTGCTGTATCCCTTAATGCAAATCTAAATAGTGGTACGAATCCTGTGCCCAGCGATTTGCCAGCATCAGGCGCTACTACTTCTTTTTCTAACTACCGCAATAAAACTAGGATACTTAGAAAGAAAGGCACAACAGAAACAAAAGCTAGTGGTACTTCTTGGTCGCCAGCACAGTCAGGTTGTGTTCAGTATCATGTATATGTTGTAGGTGGCGGTGGCTCTGGCGGTGGAGGCTCTACAGATTCTGGTCGTGAAAAGGTAAGCTCTGGCGGGGGTGCAGGTGGTACAGCATTTCGTAGATACTCTGTGCAGGATCATGGTATCACTTCTGCCAGTATTAGTATTGGTGCTGGCGGTGGATCCATTGTCTATCCTGCTAGTAGTGGCACTAGAAAATCAGGGCGTAACGGGGGCACAACCACATTTAATCCTAACGGCACAGGCACAACAATTTCTGCAAGTGGTGGGCTGCGTGGTTTTGGTCAGGCACAAGGTAATCCTAGCACCACAGCTACTGCAACCACCCCTGTAGGAGAAAACTCTTCAACTGCTACAACTACTTGGGGGCACTGCTCTGCATCTGAGGGTGGTACAGGCTCTGGCGGTGAGAGTAATTTTACTGGTGGTAAGTCTGTTGGTTTCTTAATTGGTGGAGA